ATTATCTATTATAAGTTCATGACTAAATTGTATGTGGTATATTAACTTGTCTATGTTTTTAAAAAAATCATATCTATTAAACAATCCACTCTCAATAGCATATTTTTTAAAAGAATGCTCTGAAGTGAATGCCAATGGAATACGTTTATGCTTATATGTTTTAATAATGTCTTCTTGGGAATATCCGTTAGGAATACTTATATCTTTTCCTTTAAAGTTAAAAGTTGCCATTAGATAAGTGGCATAGGTTGATCCCAGTCGTCGTCATCATCTGAATTAAAGTCGTCCCAACCAAGACCACTATTTACAGCATTGTAAACATCATCTTCAAAGGTGCTTATAAAATCTATCATTCTAAGTCCTAAAGTAAGACTCATAACTAAATCGTCTGATTGTCCAGGCTTTGCTTTAAAGGTATTTGCTGTGGATACAAAGTTTTTTAACTCACTCATTAACATTTTACTGCCTAGTTTTATCTTATCATGTTCTATTAATCGTTTAAGATTTAAACAAGACTCTATCTTTGTTTTATGTGTTGTATAATAACCTCTGCGACCTTTCTTTCCTTGTACTTTCTTTGGTTCATGTAGCATTTCTCCAGGGAAATTTTCCTCCCCAGTATCTCTAATTACTACTAATGCCGCCTCTCCAATAGCATTGTTTTCCACACTCCAATAAATTTGTGGTGCACCTTGGTCTTTTATATATTGCATTACTTCCATACAGACCTTTATCTGCCCTTCTATAGGAGTTTTATTGTGGCACCACTCTGCTACTTGTACCATACTAGGAAGTTCCATAACCTGTATTGCGGCATTGTCTCCGCCTGTACCAGTACTTGGATCTAGTGATAATACATAAATTCCCTCTGGTGTTGGATGTTTATACCATCTGACTTGTCCACTTTTAAGTATAGGTTCTTTACCATTCATTTCTAATAACTTTAATGGATCTATTAATGTTTCATCATATATTACAAATTCACATTCGTGTTCACGTTTAAAACGTTCTTCGCCAATTCTTCCTCTTTCTTCTGTTGCCCATATGGCATCTCTATCTGGGTGCTGGTCCCAGATTGCTAACATAGGCTTAAATCCATTTACACCTACATCTTGCTCATTACCATGTTCATCAAAAAGTTTATTTGCTTGATTCCATATCATAGCAAATGTGTCTTCATCACTATTAGGTGTTGACGTAATTATACATTTACCACCAGTTGCCAATGTAGGCGATAAAGAAGTCCAGAATTCACTCGCAATTCGTTGTGGTACAAATGCAAACTCATCTAAGTATACTAATGTAAGTGACATACCCCTACCAGTATTTTCTGTTGTTGTACTTGCTACTATTCTACTTCCATTATCAAACGACATAGAACCTTTATTGTATTCTGTTACACCGGCTCTAATATGATCTGGTACACTTTCGTATGCGTATCTAATACGTTGCATAATTTCCTGAGCACCTGCTTGTTTGTGAGCCGCAACTAATATTGTACTATCAGGCTTAAACATAGCATACCACAGCAAGTATCCTGCGGCTACAGTAGTTTTACCCATCTGTCTACCCAGCATGTTTATACTGTATCTGTAATTATTATAGTTTTCTATTAGATCTAACTGATATTTAAAAGGGTCAAAATCTATACCACCTTTTGTAGGATGTTGTATTTTTACATGATTAGTCATAAAATACAGAGGGCCACCCACAGGATCTGCACAATTTTTGAAATCTTGAATAGTATCTGGGGTATATGCGACTTTGCTATAGCCTTGTTTAACCAGACTGGTATCTGCTGTTCCTCGTGCCATATTACTATTTATACAGTAATTATACTAGGATTTGGTTTTTTGTGTAGATTATGTTTTAATATCCAGTCATATAAATGTTGAGCTATAGCCATATGACCTAATTTATCAGGATGTACTGTATATTCTTCAATAGAATATTTTTTAGATAAAGATCTACCTGAAAACTCTTTTATAGGTATTACTCTTTTATCTTTTACTAATGTTCTTAAAGTTTGATCTATAAAAACTTTTTCTGGAGCATCATCAGTTACTGCGGCGGAATATATTACAAAAGGAATATTTCTTTTTGTTAAAAAGTTTTTTATTAAGGAAAGATTTTTATACATATAGTCTAAATGTTCTACATAATTTGTAAATCTTGTGAGTAGCCATTGTGTTGCAAATTCTTTTACTCTATTTACATCATCAGGTTCTATATGTTTCTCAGGCACTTTTGTAAACAAAGGTTCTTGTATATCTAAGTAATCATTACTTTTTCTTACAAATTCTATAACATAACCGAAACCGCCTGTTTCATTGCTATCTAAATCTGTTCCTCTTGCCATTACAATAGGAATAATATCTTGATTTTTAAAAATACCATCTCTTGCCTTAACTTTTCCTATACTTCTATATGTAATATAAGAATACTCTACGACAACAAATAGTTTATCAAATGTTTTAAATTTATTATAATATTGATTACAGAAATTTTGTATATCACTTACTTGCATGTCGCAAGGTTTTGCAACTAAGGAATGGTTCCAAACATTATTACAATTAGTAATATCAGAAAATTTGTCTACCCAGGAATAGGCATCAGTTGTTTTAAAAAGATTTCTTTCATAGCCTTTGCCCCAACCTGAGGCAAAACTTGTTCCGTCTACATATAGATCGGTAAGCATAAATTTATGAAAGTCGTTTTGCTAATTTATCTTTAATGTAGTTTACTAAAACTTCTTTATCTGTTGAGTATGAAGCGTCTGCATCGCTAGTGCCACATGGTGATTCTTCATCACTATCAGGCTCAACTACTTGTACTTCAGGTTCATCATGTGCTTCTGGTTCGTCGTCTGCTTCTGGTTCATCTTTATACATGTCTTGAGGTAAAGTAAGTCCTGCCATTTTAAGTACCTTTGCAAGTTCTTGCATATCATCGCCACTTGCTTCTATACTTACAGAACCTTTATCAGTATTTTTATGTTGCTTAAATTCTACTGAGCCTTCAACATGTTCAGGGGAATCTGCATCACCATAAGCATCACTCATTGCTTCTGAAAGTCCTGCTAACATTTTTAATTCGTCTAAATTAATTGCTTCTATTTCCATACCTTCTTCTATATCTGCTAGTTTGACTTTTACTACTTTTCCATCATCTGTTTGAACAATAGCCTCATCATCTGCTTTAGGCATAGTAGAATTAATAATTCTAACTTGTCCTAAATCTTTATGTGTTTTTTGCTGTCCTATGTCTTCAGGATCTTGATTATCTTGATCAGGTTGTTGTGGTTCTTGTGGTTCTACTTCTGGTTCTACATCTTGTGCAAATTTATCTTTATGTCTTGTTATACTATCAACTGCATCTGTACCAGTTAAACTATCCAGAACAGGTTTAATGAACTGAAAAAACGTTTGTGCATGTGAAGGTGGAATTCCTTCTCCTTTCTTCATCATATCGTAAACCATCATTACCTTTTGTGCTATTGCAGGATCACCACCTACCATTTTATCCACAGCATTTCTAGACAGTTCTTCTTCTATAGATTCTATTTGTCCGGAAGCAATTTCGTTAGGCCCTGGTATTTTACCACCATCAGGATCATTAATGCCCATATCTGATCTTGTTTTACCTTGTCTTTGCCATGCAGGTACATCAAGATCTTTTTGCATTGATGCTTGTTTATCGGCTACTACTTTAATTGCTAGTTTATTCAACTGTATTAACTTAGGTAAATGTCCTGCTTGAATCATTGGGTCTAAAAGACCTAGTAATATTTCTATTTGTTCTGATTCTGCGGCTGGTAGTGCCTTACCTTGCTGTAAATGAGTTCTAGCACTTTGTAATCTACTAGTAATTAGGCCAGCCATTTCTGCTCCGCCTAATGTTCTAATTCTACTTATATCACCAGTCTTCATTACTGGTTCAGCCTCTACAATTTTCTTATCTGACATTTTTACGACCTCTTACTACTTTGAGAAATAACATCAACAGTTTTACTTGATTCTGTACCTCTACCCATATTCGGTAATCCGTGTATTTGAGCACCTAGTTCTGCTAGGTCATCGCCCATTAATTCGTCTTTACTAGGATAGTTACGGAAATAGTCTGCGCCTTTTTCTGCTTTAATTTTTGCTAATTCCTCTAAAAACTTTTTATTATATTCTTCACCAAAGAAGTTTGCTTTAAAATCAACATCTGCATTTTCATTTTCGTAATGTTCCATACTTTCATCGTTGAGTAGTGCATCTTCTTCTGAAACTTGTCTGTCTACATCTTCTTTTGCTCTAAGTTCTGCCATTTCAGATTCTATTCTTCTAGGATCTTTAACACCATAAGCAAGGACTCTTTCGTGGTCCATACCTAAATTTACAGCCAACCATACTTCTAATATTCTTTCGTTGACTGGGTACTTTAAAATAATATCTGTACTACATACCTCTGATGTACATTGTGTACCTTTTGCTCTATAAAATTCTTTTGGATTCTCTTCTATAGGTGTTCTTTTAAATGGTGTAGCACTGACAAGGTTATATTTGTCTAGACATTTTTCTAACATGTCCATTTGATCAGAACCACAATCAGCGGCAAACTTTACTCTGTAGCCGTACTCTTTGTTGAATGATTCTGTTATATAGTCTTTAAGTTTCATATTTAAACTCCGTTTAAACTTCGTTGTTACACTTATTTATCAGAATACAGATATTTTTGCTAAATAATTGCATGTCAAAAATAAAAGTAAAAGAACCTCAACATCCTACAGAAGGAGAATACACTTTAGATCAATACGGTGAACTTGTAGTTTTTAAAAATGGAGAATGGGTAAGGCCTTAATTTTCGCCTTTAATTATTTTTAATAGATCGTTTCTATCAAATACAGTTGCTTGAACGGCTTCAGTTTCTGTACCCTTATTATCAAACTTATCTATTCTTGCTTTCTTAAGCATTAAGTCTATTTGTTGTAACTTTGCTTTTGTTTTAGCATCACTGGCATCTAAGGCAATCTTTAACATGTTACTTGCTTCTGCAAATACTTTACCAGCCGCCATATCACTAACATTCATACCTAAACTCATTAGTTGCTCATAACTTTCTATAGCCTTTTTGGCTATGTCATTCATTTCACCTTCGTGATCTTCTAAACCCTTAATTTCTTTAAATGCTAAATTTATTTTATCACTTACCGACAGAGCATTTTGCGTCTCTTCTATTATTTCCTGTGTTTCTTCCACACTAGGAACTTCCTCTATTTCTGTTTTAGTAACTTCTTCTAAAGGGGGCAGATTAAACTCTTCTTCTAGTTTTTTAGTCATACTACTATTTATTGGATTGTAATTGCCAAACGTTCAAGTGCTGGTCGCCTCTTACTAATGCGGCTGTGAATCTGCCTACACCGTAATCTATTGCGCCATCTACCATTACACTAGGCTTTGCTGTAGAAGGGTCCATTTTAGAATATTGATCATATCGTTTAGGATTTTTTTCAAAGTTTTTATTTACAGAATTAGGTATTTGAGAATTTGGATGATTTTGTTTTATTTTATCTAGTATGTCCTGAGGTAAATTTTTCATTTGAAGTAGATTATTTTTATGCTTTAATAATGTTTCTACAGGCATTTTTACTGGTGTTGGGCTAATTAATTTTAAATTAGTTATAGTTTGTACGGCATCTTTACCTGCTGTGGGATCTTTCATAATCCATTCATCTTCTATTTCTTTTACAAGTTCTGCTGGCCATTTTTTATCTATCATTATTTTTCTTATAATGTACCTATGGTCTATTGATTTTGCTATTTCAAATATTTTCATTTGACTCTTTTCTTAGCAATACGTTGTTTTTTATTACGAGGTTTTTTGTTAGAGAATATTTGATCTTCGTTGATCACTTTAAACCGTATGCCTTTACGTTTACACCATTCTTGTGCCGCAGTCCACTTAGCGGCGTTTATATGCGTTTGTATGGCTTGTCCTCTGCTACGAGCATTCTCTAATGTAGTTTGATTAGCAGGTTTAATCTCTATTAGTTCTACATGTTCTGTACCATCTTTGTCTTGATATTGTATCATAAAGTCTGGAACATAGTTGTGATACTTGCCATCAACAGGACTTCTATAAGGAATCTTTACATTTTCACTTGCCCATTTAAGTATATTAGGATGACTATCGCACATACGCATAAATGCCAACTCCCAACTGCTTCTGTATTTAGGTGGTTTGGAGCCTACAAACTTTGAGGTATTTGCAACTTCGTATAAGCCTTGTTGATATTTGGCCATGTTATGACTTTAAAAGTTTACTTACTGGGCTTTTAGAATTATTTTTAGGTGTAACTAAGTTTACTCTATTACCATTGGGTCTTAATTCATTAATGGCATCATAGGCTTGTTTTGTTATATTTAAAGTGTTTTCATTTATACTAAAGAAATCCATTGGATTCATATTTTGTTGTTCTGCAACTTTTATAAGAACAACTGATAATGCCTTAGCATTGGCGTGCTTAAAACCTAATTTTTGCAATCTTAAAAATATTTGTTCTAATAATGGACCATTTAAAGTTTGTGCTGAGTTACTAGTAAAATCACCTAATATTTGAGAACTTGCTTGAGGCAAAGGAAACTTAATAGTTGCATTTTCTAAAAATGTAGTCAACGTTGATTGTAATACTTTGTATTCTATTTCATTTCCAAATGTATTATATAATGACGTACTCATATTAAAAACTTATATTTATATAGGGCGAATTACTATCACCATCTGAATTATTAGTTTCTGTTGTTTCATTAGACTCACCAGCCTCATTTTGTTTATCACTTTCACTGCCAGGTTCAACATTATTAAAAATATCTCGATCATCTGAATCATTAGTTATCGCATAATTAATTTCATCTGTTAATGCTTGTTTTAAGATATCAGATGTGTCTTGGCCATTTATTACAGCAGATAGTCCTTTATCAACTATTCTACCAAAAGGAGATTCTTCTAACCAACTGTTGAATCCATCAAATCCTGTTTTACCACTATCTTTTGCTTTCTTGACCGGTGTATAAATTTTGTTAGTTTTGGTTCCTTCTTCTAATTCTGATACTAATATACTGCTATCATCAAACATTTTATCAGTATTCATGTAACTGTCTACGCCTGTTTCTTTTCCGCCTGTTTTAGGCTGTTGTGTTCTAGATCTTCCGTCCCCATCTTTTCCATTTAAAATACTTACATTTGTAGTATCTAAAGCAACTGGTTTTTTAATTGTTCCCATTCCAGGTAATTTAGCACCTGCCATATTTTCAAACCTTGCTAAATCCTGTTCACCTAAAGAAAAATTATATACATTAGTTGTAGTAAAGTTTTCATATTCAAAGTCTATTTTAAAATCCATTAGTTCACTAGAGGAGTAATCTAGACTACTTCCTGAAAATCCTTTCATCATAGGGTTGAACATAGAATATTGAACACCTTTATCTCCATGATATAAAATTAAGTCTATTCTTTCAAAAAAGTTTTTGGTAACACCTAAATCTAATCCAAAATCATTACTACTCCATTGGTAACCTTTACCATTAGTTTCGCCTTGAAGTCCAAAGTTTCCTGCTTGATATCCTCCATGTGTATCACCACCCATGAAAGAAGTGTCTCGTGACTCACCATCAAATTTATTTCTTGGATTCATATAATGATATGAATAGTATTTCATGAATAATGTTAACCATTCATTTTGTACTGTATCCATAACCGTCATACTAATTGGACTATGATCTACTCCAATCTGTATAATTTTCTTACGATTAAATGAATTTTTAGTTTCTGTAGCAAACGTTACCTCAGGCAATGTTGCCGTTCTAACAAGAGAAGAAATTCTTGTTCTAAAAGAAGAAGTATCTTCCATCATAGAAATAAGTCTTCTATTAATAATGAAATTTACATATCCCTGAAATTGCTGTCTTGGTGGAGCAATGTCAGGTTTGTAATGTTCGGCATTACGGAAGTCCTTAAGAAAGAACTTCCGATTATTACCTGATTTGAAAAACTCCATTAAGGATTACTCCTTAACCTAATGTTCCTGTGCCTGTGCTCACTGTTTCTGGGAATGGGTTACCACTTACAGTTCTACCGTTAATGTCATTATCACCTTCAAAGTGGATTGCATTATCGTATCTAACCTGTAGAGTAATCTGTACGGCGTCACTCGCACTATAATCCGTTTCACTGTAATCAACGTTAGTTAAAAAACATCCTTCAAGGAACCAAACTTCAGTAGCACCTGCATTAACACCGTCAAGTATTTCTACCTGCATGTCAAATTTATAGTCACTACCAGAGGCTGGTGTTGATTGTTGGAAATGATTTAACTGTCTTTGCACCTGAGCACCAACTTGTTTTGCTACTTGGTTAGTGATATCATCACGAATAGTAACATTAATTTGTTCCCAAGTATGTTTACCTTGTACATAAATTTTTGAGTTATAACTATCTATTACCTGCTCTTCATAAGAGATCTTAGGTCTAGATACTGATTGGATGTTTTGTGTTAAAACTTTAGTTTCAGCACTTCCACCAAAATTGTTTAAAAAACTAACTCTAAATCTATATTTTAGTTTAGGCATTAAAACGCCTGAACCAGTATTACCTGTTACTGGAACACCAAATTTGCTTTTAGTTTCTGTTGTTGCACTTGATACTGCCATATTGTTCTCCTAACGAACTTTTATATACGAATATTTATCACTTTGAGCCAAAAAAGGTTAACTGCGTATATAATTTATTCACAAAAAAGGGCAGAAAAACTGCCCTTTTAATTAGTTAAAGTATAACTTAACCTGTTTGTCCCAATGTATTTTGGATTCTAATTGGAATGTATATAAACTCAACCGCTTTAACAGGCTGTATCGCCACGTCAATATGCAATTCGTTTCTATCTATTCTTGCCGCTGTATTGTTTGTTGTGTCACAAACTGTAACAAAGTCAAACAATCCACGTTGAGAAACAAGTTCACCAAGTAGTCTATCAACAACTACTTTAGCATTTGATCTTGTTACTTCATCGTTTGGTTCAAACAAGAATGGCTTAACTGCGTCGTCTAACTGTTCACGTAGATAAACAACAAGTCTAGCAACATTTACTCTATCCAATGCACTTGAAACTGAGTTTAAAGTCTTTTGACCAAATACTGCAATTCCTCTGCCTGGGAAGTTTCCAATAGGGTTAATCTTATTAGTGTAAAGACTATCTCTTTGTCCTTCACTTAAAGCAACTGCTACAAATTCGCTAGATGTTGCGTCAAGATAACCTGTTCCAGAAGCATTACTTACTAATCCTCTTTGGAATCCTGCTGGTGCAAACCATGGGAAAGCCACCTGATCGTTAAATGCTAATGTTCTTAATGCCATATGTGAGGCAGGAACCATAACACTTGAACCGTCTAGGTTACTTGCTAAACCATGTGGGTAGTAAACAGCCGCATATGGTGAATTAGTAACTAAACCGTCTTCTCCATTTTCAGTTGTAACTGCATTATTATTAATCCAGTTTGAAGTACTTGTTGCGTCTGCGGCCAATCTTAATGG